GAACCAGTAGCGTGGATGTTTGAAAAAGATGGTGCATATATGTGCATTAAACACGACAGCAGAGTTAATTATGATGGCGGTATTCCACTCTACACCCATTTAGCAAAGACACTAAGGCATGAAAATCACGATTTGGATAGAGGTGCTTGGACTGTTGGACAAACAGAATCACAAGAATTTATTGAGTCATCCGATTTTAACCATGATGTACGGCTTTATCTAAATGGTGATTTTGAAACTGACGCACAACGACTAAATTATTTACAGCATATTGCAGATAGACTTAATACCCATCCAGCAAAGACACTAACAGATGAGGAAATAATCAAAGTATATGAAGATATGCTTGGAGTTGCGTCTGCTAGAAGTTCTGCTATTGACTTTGCTAGAGCAATACTAAGAAAGGCACAAGAGAAATGAACGCAGAACTATATCTTGCACTGCAAAAAACTTTAAAAGCTTATCACGATGCTAGCCTAAAGAATAATACTCAACAAGCCTATGAATTAAGTATTGACCTTGTGGAATTAGCACAATGTTTAGAAGAATATTCTTGCGATGCGAATAAATCTAAGTCCTGAAGAACTAAGGGTTGTTAAATTTATTGGAAAAGCTCGTAGGGATAATGCACAGAAATTTAATAAAGATAAGCAAATATTGCAACAAGACCCTTATCAACTAGACATAGATGGTTTTATGGGTGAATTTATAGTGGCTAAAGCATTTAATTTAATGCCAGATTTTGAATTAAGCCAAAAAAAGAAGCCTTACGATTTAATAGATAGTGATGGACTAAAAATAGATGTTAAATCTAGTAGGATAGATAATATAAAGCTAAGAGTTGCGGAATATCACGATAAAAGCCCTTGCGATATTTATGTTCTTTGTATAGTAGATGATCTTGGCGGTGATATTCGTTGTTGGGGTGCTTGGAACTTTATTAAAAACAATGCTTATAAAGAACAATTCAATGATAGATTTGGCAAAATTTCCACTTGTTATGCTATAAGTCAGCATTTATTGAATAAATATGAATAAATCGCAAAAGGAGTTATATGGCAAGATTGCTAGATTGGGATGCTCATTATGTAGGCATCTTATGCTTGGTGAAACGCCAGCAGAATTGCATCACATTAGACGAACTTCTAAAAGAAGTAATGCCCCTGTTATCCCATTATGTCCCTATCACCATAGAGGAGCAAATACCAGTATTCACGGAATGGGTAGAAAGCGTTTTGAAAGAGAATACGAAATCACGGAAGAACAACTTTTGGTACAGACAAAGATATTAATAGGAGAAGATTATGAATGAACATATTTGGACAGCAAGTGGTACTGATATTGAAGAACGCTGGAAATTACAAGGATGGGTTCGACCTTCTGAAACTCCAGAAACTCAGGCAAAGTTTAAGTATTACCAAGAATTGCCATTACGCAAATTAGATGATGTTGCAAAAGTTCGTTACGAAGAAGTTTTAAAACGAAATAAAGTAGTTCGTATTAAGTAGCTAATTTTTGCATTACCATTCGGATTTTAGCTTTACGATCATCTATACCAAGCGTGCCACCATTGATACGCTTGGTCATAGTTTCAATATCCATCGTATCTGCCAGATCGTTTAATCCTTTTTTATTCCAGAACCAACCAGCACTTAAAGCCGCATATTGAGGAGTAGCAACCCATTCAGGATTACTAAGCAAATCCACACCCAAACCAGATCCGCAGTTTGCATAGTTGTCTTTGCCAGTAAGTTGTATAAGACCACGACCATGATATTTCCAACCATCGTCGTCTTCCACATTACCCATTCTCCCACCATAGACTTTATTGGCAATTTTTTCAGGATTATTGGCATATTTTTCAGCAGTATCTTCATCTGGAAATCTTGACGGCCAAGTTCGCATTAAAGCATTTGCAGAATAATGTAGATTTTCTTCTAATACTCTAAAGCCGTTTGATTCGTGCATACATTGACCAATAAAACAGGCTTGTCTTTGCTTGCTATTAATTCCATATTTTGCAAAAGTATCCTCTAAAGGCTTTTCCCATTGTTGGTTTATACCAATAGCATCTAAATTCATAATCCAGCCTGTTCTTTAATCCAATCTTGTAGCGATACTAATTGTTGCGTTGTGTAGGCACAAGCAAGTAGCTGGTCGGAGGTGCTTCCATTAGCTGTGCTGGAGGTATTGGAAAGGGTGGGCATTTGACCGCTACTGGAGTTGTGCAACCCACCATAATAAGACTTAAGAGCAGATAGCTTAGCTTCATAGGTTTCCTTAGATGCTTTATTAATTAAATCTTGTTCTTTGATTTTTGCTTGATTTTCTGCAATTTGTTTTTCAGCGATTGATTGTATTTCTGCTTTATATATCTGAAAACGATTATGCTCAATATAGCCATAAAAGCAACCAGATAAAAGTAATATAGCAAATCCAATTTTGACATAAGAAAGTATTGAAAGTGGAAACATTATTCAATCGGCTTATTAGTTATAAAGCGAAGTATAGCAACGATAATGCCAATACCAATAAGGCTAATGCCATAATATTTTGGATCAATAAGGTTTTGGACATAAGAAAAATTATCAAATAAAGCTCCAAATATTACAAGAGCAAAAGAAAACCACATAGTTTTAGATTTATGTGCTTTCATTTATCTGCCTTTTGCTCCAATTTTTCATAGAGTTTATCAAGTAATACTTCTATTCGATCAAAACGAACAGTCATATCACCTTTTTTTACATAATTTGTAGGAAGATCAATTTCAATTTCTTTAACATCTTCTTTAAGAGTTTGTACGGAGTCCCATATTTGACGACACCACCAGCCTACTGCGGCTAATATTGCACCGCCAGCTAAATTAAAAAGGGTTTGACCATCCATAAAACACCATTATTAGAGTTATTAAGAATCTTATTTTATGAATTTAAAGCAATTTTACTACTTCTTCTGGTTTTACAAAAGCATCAGAATTATGTTCTGTATTTTCCCACCAGAGAAATTGATTCTTTGCTAAATATACTCTATCTTTTAAAAGATTGTTATTAATAGTATGTCCATAAATTAATGGATCGCTTACTGACCATAATACTATTCCAGCTTTATTTTCAGACCACGCAAGATGCTGAAAAAAACTATCTACTCCTATCCAAGTATTACATTCTTTAATTAATAGCCTTAATTCATTTATTGGAAGATTTTTACGGAAATCATCGACAAGTTGTTTTTCTCCTTCAATCCCTATTTGGACAATAGGTTCATTTATTAAAGATATAAGCTCTTTCCAAAATGGATAGTTTTTAGGATTTCTTTTACCGTTTATTAGCTTTTTAGCATAAGGGTGAATAATGATCATAGATAAAGTTTCCTATAAGCATTTTCTAAGCTATCAGTCCATTTCCATTGATCCATTTTTTTATAAATATTCCAATGTTCTATATCCCCAAAAAGTGCTTTAGCTTCTGCAATAGATCGACAAGGAATAATCTCAGGATAACAACCAAAAATAACAGGGTTTGGTATATCAGGAAGGAGCTTATTAAACACAATATGATCGCCAAGCCCACAATTAAGGATAATAATAGTCTTATCTCTGTAGTTGATGATATTGCGATAAATTTGATCATCGTGAGCATACATTTCCTTTTTAGATTCGCTACGAATACCGCCTTCTGGATTTTTTAAATGCCATGTAACTGCGTGTGGTGCGGCAAGGATTCTATAGCCTTTTTGCTTTAATCCATAAGTGAACAAAGTTTCTTCTCTATGAGCAACTCTAGAAAGCCCTAAGTTGTAATCTTGAACTCCAGCACGATAAAGAAATGAACAATGAAGATGATCTACTTCTTTAATTTTAGAAATATTTGACCATTGAATATTTGGTTCAGTATCAATATTTTCTATTTTGCCAGTAGGAAAATATCCCTCAAATTGAAGCGGTGGAGTAAGAATAGAACCACCTACTGCTCCAATACTATCTATTGCTGTTGCGTAACTAAATAAATTTTTTAATACATCTGGTTCTGGAATAGCATCATCATCTACTCTCCAGACCCAATCAAATCCCATTTCATTGGCTTTCTGATGGATATGATGCTGACCTTTTTTTTCAGCAAATACCCATTCCCAAGCTATCTTTTTAAAATCTAATATCTGAAAGAAATGCTGATAAATCAATTCTTGTCGCATATCTTTTGGTTCATCATTATCATCAAATATCACCAGTTTATCGACTGGTTTAGACTGATTTATGATGGCACTTAAAACCAATGGAAGGGTAGTAAAGTATCTACCCCTAGTTGCTACTGAACATAGAACTTTAGGCATTTTCCCACCTACAGATCATTAAATTGCATGAATTATTTTGATCAACTGCTCTTAAATGGCTAGTAATGTTGCCATGCTCATCTATATATTCAAACTTGAAATCAGGGAAATCAGCTTCAGTAAGCCCATGCAATTTGTGATGCTCACCCCAAAATCCTTTTGGCTCATTGTGGGGAACAGTAATTAGTAAAACTTTACAATGGCTTTGCAATAACTTTACAATCTCTAGCCCATTATCAAGGTGTTCAATGACTTCAAAAGCTATGATGGTGTCATATTGCCCAAGTTCATAGGAATTAATATCAGCCCATTCAAACTTAGCAGTTGGCAACCATTGTTGGTTTTTGGCTATATTTACAATAATAGGGTCATAATCTAAGCCAAGATATTCAATATCTGATGGGAAGAATTGAACTCCATAGCCTGTAGAGCATCCAATTTCAAGGACATTCTTACCAAATAGATTTTCATTAGCCCATTCATATCTTTGGGTTTCTCTAGGGAATACTGTATCATCTTTTAGAAATATTGCTCTTTCATAATTGTTTGAAAGTCTCCAGTAGTACCATTCTTTGTTGTATTTCTCTGCCAGCTTTAATTGATTAAGCAAGAACTTATCATACCAATTTTGGACTAAGGATGGGTCTAGCATTGTTCCTTCAGCTTTGTGATAGATGGGGAAAGTTCCATTGTTTCCACAATCTACAAGACTAAAGCCAGCTTGTTCTGCTTTTAGGCAAAACTCTATATCTTCACATCCACCAGTACCATAATCTTCATTAAGAAAATTAATAGTGTTGAAAACTTTGCAATCAATCAAAGCACAAAAGAAAATACCAAATCTTCTTTTAGTGATTTCTGAATATTGACCTAATACATAATTGACATCACCCTTATCTAGCATATTCAACCATCTATTCTTTGGTTGTTCTAGCAAAATTGTGTCATTATTTAGCAAGATGATTTTGCTTGCTGAAGTTGCTTTGATGCCTTCATTAGTAGCTTTGGCAAAGCCTAAAGGTTCATCATTCCAAACCACTTTTAGATTAGGAATTGATGTTTCTAAATAATGTAAATACCTAGAAGTATTGTCTATGCATCCATTAGCTGATATGACTAATTCAACATCAGCCATATCAGTCCATTTGATTATGGAATCAATGCAGGGTTTAAGGTATTTTTCGCAGTTGTTATATGTTGGTATTACTATTGTATATTGTATTGTCATATTTTAACTATACCATTTAGCTACTGGTTGTTCAGGAAATACTGCATCCCATGTAGGGTTTACGGCAATCTTACGGATTGCATTACGATATATTAAAAACTCATTTTGATTAGTCAAATAGGGGTTATTGGCTGGGTTGGTAA